ATAATAAAATAATTAAAACACTTAAAAACTAAAATAGAATAATAAAAAAGTCCAAAAGAACGGTCGTATGAAACCCTGCTGGAAGGGTCAACCTGCACTTTTTTTGGACTTTTTTTTACATTTTTTGAAAATTTTTCTCTTAAAAAAGGAAGGTTTGTTACCGTTATTACCACCCCAGGTACTTGAAGCTATATTTATAAGGAAGCTGCCCTAATTGTACCAACTGAAAGGTTAAAATCACTTAATTAATATAATTTTATTAATAATCGCTGGTCCAATTAATATAAATTAATAAAATTATATTAATTAAGTGATTTTGGTACTTATTTAGGGGAAATTTACACTCAACCCTTCTGTTCCACCTTTTAATATAAAAATAGAAAAAAATTTTCATATAATATATATATATATGCGATTTTCGGGCAAACTTTTTCATTTTTCACGTTTTTCAAAACTTACCGCCTACCTTTTAGCATTCCTTTATCACCTCTTTAGCATCCCCTTTTGCGATAACACGAAAAAAGACCGCAATTAAGCGATCCTTTAACATATCTTTTAACTAATTAATCTTATTTTTTCAACATTTTCACCTTTTCTCTGTAAATTAAACAGTTCCAAAGTGTTTCCTAAGGTTGATATAAAGAAGTGTTCATTGACAAAAGGTTCTGGCATCAACTCTAAATCATATTTAGTTAGATGAATGCCGTCTTTTTTAACCATAAAGAACACAGTACACCCACAGTTTGTCCCATATTTTGAAATATCATTACAGATTTTGTCTAAAGATTTAGAGAAAGTTGGTGCTTCCAAACATTTTATAATTTTATCCCACACTTCTTTCGAACCAATCCTACTACCTTGTTCGATTTTACGAATATGTGCAACTGAAATCCCTGTTAGTTTCGCCAACTCCTCTTGTGAAATTCCTTTTGAAGCACGATTGTTTTTCAACCATACTCCTCTCACTTCTCTTTTAATCCCATCCATAACTCCAACTCCTTAACTCTTAGTGGTTATTTTTATGGCTATACGAATCTAATTCTTCACTATTATAAATTTCACTACACTCTTGTACAGCAATAATTTCAATAATATTTGGTTCTAATCTTTCACATTTTCTCCTAGCGGCCTCTTCCGAACGCGCTTCAATTATTTGAGAACAAGGAACTATTTTTAATACATCCACTCTAAACGCTTTTTGTGTACTTTTTGCTATCATTTCCACGTTAAATCTCCCCTTGTCATCGGTAATTATACGAGAAATTAATCTCTCTCTACTCGTCTAGTAACTATTTCTACTGATTATTTTCATCTATTCTTATTAACTTTTTAATAAGAAATCCCCATCGTTCTAATTTGAATAGCATTAATAATAACTTGAACATTGTTAATATCTAATACAGCAAGAGCACGGTTTAAATTAAAGTTTTCATATCCGTTCCATAAATTTAATGCCAATTTACCTAGATGAACTGCACCACTTGAAAGATAATAGTTAGGTTCTTCTGAATGTTCGTAATCCCATATCCAATCAATAGGTGACTCAAATTCCAAAAGGTCATGCCCAACCGATTCAAATACTAGTGGAACGGCAAGTATATACATTGCTTGAAGATACTCATTGGTGTTACCTAAATCCCATCGTTCTACTACCTTTTCAAAATTTTCTCTATGATTCTCGTCAATAAACATTGCTTGATTAAGATTTTTCAATTTAATTTTCCTCTTTTCTTTATAGTTTACTTACCTTTATTTCTGCTTTTTTCAATTTCCATTATGGTTTATTTGTAGGTCTTGTATCACCACCTTTAAAAGTTTTCTCACGATTTTCATTAACTAGCAAGCTACAACACCTCCTACCCCTTTTGGATTAACTGATTCAATTAAATTCTTTATACCTTGTGAGACAAACCCTTGAACCACATTTAATTGAATAAAGTCACTTGCATTATCTTCAATTTTATTTACCGAGTGAACATAACGGTTGGTTGTAACTATACTACTATGTGAAGCAAAGTCTCGTACCTTTTCAATTGTTGCACCACCTTGAATTGCAAGTGTTATAGCGGTATGTCTAGCGGAATGGACTGTTATATTTTTAGTAATACCTACTTTATGACAAGCCGTTTTTATCATCTTATTAAGAGCAGGTGAACTTAACTTTTCACCGTTTTGATGGTTGTTAGAATGTCCTACGAACAAATAAGAATCACACTCACTATTTAATGTACGGTTAGTACGACTCAAATACTCTTTAATAAGTGAAAGTACTTGTGGTTGAACCTTTACTATATCCTTTTTACCACCTTTACGAGTAACTTCAATTACATGAAATTCCCCACGTTCTTTAATGTTGGATAATTTAATATTAATTAATTCTGATTTACGTAAAGCAGTTGTGAAAGCTAATGATAAGAGCGCTTTATTTCTTAATTCTACTAATACCGTCGGGTTAAAACTATTTAACAAAGTTTCTGTTTCCGTAACTGTTAAAAACTCTGTTTCCTTGTTAGTTGTTTTAGGCTTTTCTTCTTTAACACTAACAAAAGGATTTGTATCAATTTCTTTATGTTTTAATAACCATGCAAATAAAGAACTAACCGCAGACATTTTACGGTTAATAGTAGAAGAAGCAATACCTCTACCATTTAATTCTTTAAGATACTTCTCGGCAGTTCTTGAAGTCACCTTTTTAATATCATTTAAAGTTACCTCTTCAATGCTACTTGTTTTAAAGAAATCTTTAATATCACGTTCATAAGCTTTAGCAGTATTACTACTTTTTAATTCTAAAAAATCTTTAATAATGTTAGTTTCCATAATAAGTTTCCTCCAAATATTACAATTTTTGGGTTAATTGTCGATTTATCCCGTACTTCTTCCTAAGTATAACCCACTACCCCAACCTTGTCAAACAATTTTAAGTTTATTTTTAGTTTTTTATGCTTTTATTTAGTTTTAAATATAAAAAAAGAGTTAATACATAAGTAGGATTAACTCTTAAAACACTTGATTTTAGGTGGTATCATTGTTTTTTGGAAACATTGGTCATATTATTGGTGCATATAATATGACTTATATTTAATTCAACATTAACTTAATTTAATTCTTAGTTTATACTAAGTTAATGTTGGATTTCATTGCATTTTTATATTAATTCAACTCATTATAGATACATTCCGCTATTTCTACAATGTCAGTTCTTGCCAATTTTAAATCTTCATCATCAATTTCATTCAAAACTTCATATAAAATACGTGTGCTATCGGTATATTTTGATATACAACGTTGCAATATTTCCCCTATTTCTACCCTTTTTGCTAAATAATCTTTAGTATTATCAGCTTCCATAATATCTCCTCCATTTTATGGTTATTCATTTAATTCTAGTAAGCAGCAATCACAAACTGTTTCATACCTTGAAGAAACATCCCCTTCCGGTAAAATATTATTTCCATTTGTGCTAACATATCTTTCACCAGTTTCCGTTAATAAAACATTATGAGTAGATGGTTCACCGCACTTATAACAATCACTTGTATAAAAGATATATCCATCACTATTTTCTAATAAGAAATCACTTGATTCAAATCTCTTTTGATTGAAATCTTCTAGCAATCCACTTGCATAAATTGTAATATCGGCTGCGGCACAAATTTCATAAATCAATTCTATAAAAGCTTTACTAAAAAATTGTGCTTCATCAATAAATAAAACATCAGTTCCAGTTAATAAATGGCGCGTTAACATTCTTTTTTGTTTTACATCCGTTTCATCAATTGTTAAACAAGGGTAAATGATATCAGTTCCACGACTCTTTACAAAACCTCGATCCCTGGTATCTTGTATAGGTTTAATGATTGTTGTTCTTTCTTTACTTGTATCAGTAATTAAATCAATTTTTTGAATTAACCTTAAAGTTTTCCCACCTCTCATAACACCGCTATAAAAAACTAATTTCATAAACTTACCCCTCTCCATGTAATACCTTCCTTACGACAAGTTTCTCTGAATTTATCAATAGCTGAATCATGAATTGCGTTAACTTCTCCTATCGTTAAACCAGTTTTGGTTGCAATCCATTCAACTTCTTGTGTTTTAATTAGGGTGTTAGTTCCCCAACGATAACCGTAAGTTCTCCGAATTACCTCTTTCTCAATCGGTGTGAGAAAAGTTAATCCAACTATTTGACTTAAAACAAGCTGGTCTACCGTGTCTTGTACTTCTTTTCCTAAAACACCATATCTGTTCACTTAAACTCCTCCTAACATCTCCTTTAATCTTTTATATAATTAGATATGGCTTATACGACCTTTTTTGGTTTGTTCAATCTTAATCATAGTTTCAACTAAATCAACCGCTACTTCGACTTGTTTCTGTAACTCTTTAATCGAACCGTTATTAAAGATTGTAAAATCATGTGGAATTGAGTTAATCTCTCGTTCGGCATCACTGATTTCTTCCATAGTAGTTTCCCCTAAACTCATACTACGTTCTTGTCTTACTTCAATAGATGCAGAAACTTTAATGATAATAAAACCACGGTCTTTCAACCATTTAGCTTCATTCATTTGACGGCAATCTGTAACGATAAAATCATCCGACCAAGTAAGTTCTCTCATTTTCCAATATTTCTTTTCTAAATGTTTAATCCAAATATTAGGATCAATACTTCTCATAAATTGAGCATATTCAACATAAGTGGAAATAGGTTTTGGGTCTCGTTGTAAAGTAGTTGCGGTTGCATGAAGTGTATCTTTAACGGAATCTCCGAAAGCCAAGCAATTAAACTTGACTCCCTTTGATTTAAACTGTTGTTTTAGTAATTCCGCTACTGTATCTTTACCTACTCGACTCACACCTACTAAGGCAATTTTAGGCAACTGATTCACCTAATCTCATATAACTTGTTTTCAGAAAATGAGTGTTAAATTCCTCAATCTCTTCTGGGGTAGCTTCTCGCATTCCTTGAAATCCACGGTGGTCATAATCTCTCGTACTAACATCTCCGTTCGAAAAACAAAAGGTAACATTACCTGCTAATCTATCATGTGCTAAGATTTTCTTAGGGTTGTTAAATGATCTCATATCTTTTGGTACAATAATTTGCCCAACTTCATAAAAGAAAGAATTATCGAACATTTTTGGTAATGTCGAGTGAACTATATAAGAATCCATATCTACCATAGGTCTTTGGTAAACATCTTCGTGTAACTCACCTGTTGAATCTAAAGTTAATTCTATGTATTTGTTTTTTTCGATGAAGCAACATACAGCAGATGCTTCATTTACTAAATACTTTCCTTCACCAAGTGCTTTTGTAATATCAAGCATTGATGAAACAACTTCTTCAACAGGTTCTAGCATCGGTGCTGTAAATACCCAAGAATTAATACCATATAATTCAAATCTATCTTCGTAAGGATTGTTTACAACTGTAACAATTTGTCCTCGATACGCTTCCATTTCGATACAAACGTTACATCCACTATAATACTTGAAACGACTTAAATCCTTTCGTACTCTGTATGTTCCACCAATTTTAATATCACTAAATGTTAATTCTTTCATAACTATCTCTCCTCCGAATTGTTTTATTGTTGTTGCCTTTAATAGACATATCGTTTAACTAATTGTGCTACATCTTTTAGATAATTTATTAAATAAAGTTGGTGGGAAATTAATCCCACCTTTTTAATTATTTACTTTGATTATAGTCTTTCTTAGCTTCAGTACATCCATGTGCAACATATTTTTCGTTAAATTTATTACGTTGTTCTTCCGTTGCTGGAACCATATCAGTTACAATAACGCTATCCAATTCAGTTTTTAAGTAACCACCTTCGGGATAACAGAAGTAAACCTCGTTATTAGCTACATCAATTTTTAAAATCTTTTTTGCGAACTCTAATGAAGTATCATCTTTTTCAACAATTACATCACCTTCTTCAAAATTTAAAACTGGTTCTTCAACTACTTGTCTAAACTTTTTAGGTAAAGTATCGTGAACGCCATAAGTTCTTTTCATAACTTGTTCGATTGAACATAAAGATGGCCATACATCGTTGGTAGTATTACGATACATAAGTACACCGTCTTCCATTGAATAACAATCCTCATCTTTTACTAAATAATTCCCTTCACCAAGGGCTTTTAACACTTCGTTAGGTGTAGAAGCTTTTGATGCAACGATTTCTTCAAACATTTCAGAAGACCAGTTGTAAAAATCTTCTTCAATTTTGTAGGTACTTTTACTAGTTGCTTTAGCGATAGTAACAACTTTTCCGCAATGATCTTCCATATTACTTGCGAAATAAATACCACCGTAAGTTTTCCCACCTTCTAAACCTTTTTTAACACGAACTTTTGTCCCAACTTTTAAGTCTAATAGGGTTGTTGGTTCTGTTTCTTCAATGATTTCTTCAACCATTTGTGGTGTGTATTTCCAACGGTCATAATCACCCTCAATAGTAAATTTTTTGTTTACTGGAAGTAATTCATGGATAGTAACAACTTCACCTAAATATTCCTCCATATCATCAATAAAAGTATCGCTACCGTACTGTTCATCTACGATTAAATCAGATTTAATTCTAACTTTCATACCTTCTTTTAAGTCGGTGAATAATACTTCTGGAATATAATCAACCATTTCTGGTGTCCAATTATGGTGACTAATATCTAAATCAAATTTTTTATGATGCATTGCTTTTCGTGTAATAGTTGCGATTTGTCCTTTATATTTTTCCATACCTCTGATAAAAATATCATCACCGTACTCTTTATCTACGATTAAATCTTTTTTAACACGAACTTTCATACCAACTTCTAAGTCACTAAATTCTAATGTTTTCATAACTATCTCTCCTCCAAATTGTTTTATTGTTGTTGCCCTTAATAGACGGTTCTCTCTACCGAATGTGCTACATCTTTTTAAAAGTTTTTTTAAATTTGTTCTATAAGCTTTTGTTGAATTAACCAAGTTAACCCTACTGCTACTGAATCTGATTCATCTTCTTTTTTATAAACGTGTTCCCCGACATATTTCTCTAACCCTTGTTGAACCATCTCTTTAGTAGATTTACCTGTTCCGCCAATCGTCTTTTTAATCGTTGTATTATAAACTTCGTGGATAGTCGGATAACCATATCGGTATAAATCTAAGGTAATAGCACCGTTAACCATAAATATAGATTGAGTTGCTTTGATACGCCCGTTTGAAAAGCTGGCTTCCCTTACAACTTCCGATATGCTACTATCATAGCGGTTTAATACTTCACCTAAAATTAAGGTAATTCGTTCTAAACGGCTTCCCATACACTCTTTTGATTTAGTTGGGATATGCCCTTTTTCTAATAACGTAACTGATCCGTTCACTACTTCTAATACAGAATATCCTGTACAAGTTAGTGACAAATCCAAGGCTAGTATCTTCATTATTCAATTTCCTCAACGTTAACTAAAACAGCACCATCTTTATAAATGGTCTTAACATATCCGTCTTCTGTATAAGTAAATGCAACACCGTTTTCGACTAAATCACTGAATGTAAATAATTTCAAACGACCTAGTAACATAATTTCTTCAATAGTAAAATCATCAAAAATATTTACATAACCTTCTCCTTTTAAATAGAAGTAGTGTTCAACAACATCTAATTCTTCACTTGTTAATTGATCCATTGTTTTCATAATAATCTCCTCCTAAATTTTTCTAATTTGCTAGTCTCTACTTACAATGTCAAATGGTTGTGTCATCTGTGGTAAAAAGTTAACTTCATATTTATACTTATTAACGTTACTACCTCCAAGGTCTTCTACGTTATAAAATATTTCATTAGATAATCCTACAAAATGTTTATAGTAATTACCGTCTTCACCTTCAACAGTTATAATTAATCTATTTGATACTTGCTTTAAACTAAACTTGCCTATAACCTCAAATACAGGGGTATCAGTACGTAAGTTGATAACAACTAATCTACGGTAAACGTTAAAATTATCTGCATTTTGAGAGACATTGTGTGAAACTCTTTCTGCCTGATTTGTATCTGTACAACCTGTAAGTAAGCCTAGTGACAATATGATTGCTACAATAATTTTCTTACTCATTACTTAACACTCTCCTTAATGTGATTAGAAATTCTTTCATTAGCTAAGTTGTAATAATCTTTATCTAATTCAAATCCTATAAAATTCCTATTAGTATTTAAACAGGCAATAGCAGTAGTTCCACTTCCCATACAGTTATCTAAAACTATCTCACCTTCGTTTGTATAAGTCTTGATAAGGTATTCAAATAATGGGACTGGCTTTTGTGTAGGGTGTATGGGTTTCGTATCTACCCCAAAATTTAAAACATCTTTAGGATAGTTACTATGTGTTTGGATGGAATCTTTATTGGAAATTCCGTAATTAGTACCCCCTGCACCCTCCTTTTTAGCTCCTCGATTTCCTTTATTAATAGTAGGAGTTAACTTCTTAACTAAGCCTTGAGCATTATATGATGGCAACTTTTTATAGAAAATAAGAATATTCTCATGCGACTTTAAAGGCATCTTTCTAGCGTTTAAATAACCTGTTGACTTATTCTTCTGCCAAATCCACTCATAGCGCAACATCTTTAAATTACTCGCCCCTAAAACTTTATCAAAAGGTGTTTGAGCAGTTAAAACTATTGCACCGTTATCTTTAGTGATTCTAGTATACTGCTCCCAAAGTTTATCTAAAGGTATAGTAGAATCCCATTTGTTTTTAGTCGTTCCGTACGGTAAATCACATAAAATCATGTCCACGGATTTGTCGGGAATCTTTTTCATACCTTCTAGGCAATCTTCATGAGAAACCTTATTTATTTCTAACAAGATTTCTCACCCCCACTGCGAATCACCTTGATTTCTTCTATCGCTTGTCTTCCCATTTTTATCTTAAATTTGTTGAACGGTAGCTCTTCAATTTCATCAACTTCTCGTTCCAATTCTTCCAATTCTTTTTCGGTTAAACTTAATGCACAAGCGGTTTTATATTCATTGAAATTCCAACCGTCTAGTGAAAGTTTTGGTGGTGTATTTGAGTCAATCGCTTCACAAACATCTGCGAATTTATCTAAAACTTCTTTCTTCATATCATCCGTAATATAAACACCAAAAGCCCTAATATCGGGGTTTTTTCTAACCTCTTCTTCAGTCGGTTGCCATGATTTTTTAGAAGCATTTACATAAAGGATAATCCAAAAATCTACATCAAATTTCATTGAGTAAGTTACACATTGTGAGACGTGTTTTGGGTCTGCTTCTTTCATAGAAAACAAACTTGTTCTACTATAAGAAGTCTGCTTACTTTTACATTCAAGACCAACTCTTAATGTTTCTCCGTTACTGTCGGTATATATCAAAACACCATCCGTTGAACCTGTTAAAATAAAGCTTTTTCCGTTATGAGTAATATTAGTAAGGTTACTACTAAACTCCTCGAAATAAGGGAAAGTGTGGCTTTTACCGTCTATTTCCTTAACGATTCTGTCAAACTTAAACGGAACTTTTTCTAACTCTTTCGACATATACTTTTCGGCTAAAAGCACATCAAATTGAATCATATCTCCAATTCTAGTACCAATATTTTGCCATCTCGTTGTTTGTGGTAGCACTCTCAATTCACTTCTAGGTATGTCACGTTTAGCACCTTTTAATCTAAAGTAATGTTCTCTAGGACAACTTCCCGAACTTGATCCACGGAAAGTTCTTTTACCTTTTACTTTTAAATGGGGTTTTGTTTTCTTTAATTCCGTTAATTGAATAATATAAGCGGAATAAAGTTTGGTTAAAATACCATCATCGTTTTGTATATTTCTTGTGTGAAAATCATTTAGATAATCTGTAAATTCATCTGCTATCCTAACAGCCATCCCTTGTTTAAATAAGTCGGCATGGTTGCCAAAACCTTTGACTAATGAACCACTTTCACCACCTTCTGGTAATCCTTTTGTAATCTTCTTTTTAGTCACTTTTCCACCTCTTCTTGTCAATTTTTATTACTAAACTTGTTGCCTTTAATAGACGTTGTGGCGGAAGATTTGTGCGACAATTTAAAATGAAAAGTTTTCAATTCCTTGTTTAAGAACACAAAAAAAGACCATAATGGAAGTAACAGAAAACTGTCCTTTTAACCACTAGGTCTTATTTTTTATAAAATTATTGTTAGAAATTGCGACATTTTTTTAAAAAAACACTTGACAAACGGTGACAAAACTCCCCTCCCCTCAAAATATTGTTACTCCCCCCATGATGTTAGAGGGGTGTTTCTAAATTTTGGAAAAGAGAGAGTAGGGAAACTTTTCACTTAATTGTTAGCTTACTGATAAGAAAACCGTTATGTCAAAATGTCTCTTTACCTAATTTTACTAATCTTTAAAAATATATTGTGCCAACTTTTTGAAATCCTCTTTATGTAAGTAGACTTCATTTAAATCTGAAAAACCATTGTATTCAACTATACGAACATACTTATCATAAACATCCACATACATATTTTCTGTAATATCAATTCGTTCATATTTTCTATGAAATAACTCCATTTTAACATCTCCTTTTATTGTTAATTTATTGTGTATTTTAAACTTTCAAACAAAGAGGTGAGAGTAGTAATCTCACTTTCGTTTACATCACTTTTTCTCATTTTAACAGACATTGTAATCTCAACATTCACTGACTTTTCGTCTTCAATCTTTTGTTGTGAGAAAGGGGTAGACTTACGTTTTGGATTAATCAAACCCATTTTACTAGCGTGTAATCCGTTCTCCTTAGCGGTGCAGTATTCCAAGTTGACTAAACGATTGTCAACCTTTTTTGCATTAAGGTGATTGACTAATGGCTTATTAAAAGGGTTAATTAAGAAGGCGGCAGCTACTAATCGGTGAACTAAAAATTGCTTCTTATCATCCGTTCCACGACTTAGTGATACTGCTTTATAACCAGTTTGTTTCGTCATTTGTTTTAATATTCGACCTTTACGAAAAGCAATTGATCCACCCCTTGCACTAACATATCTATCACAACTTTTGACATTTCCCTGGTCCGATACTTTATAAAAACCCTCATAACCAACAACATCTTTCCATATTTCTTGAACTGTTTTTTCAACAGTAGGTGACAAACTGTAATTAACCATTTTGTACCTCCCATTGAGGAAATACTTCTTTTATACCAACCATTTTCCCCCAACAATTACCTAATTCTATATCTGTTTTACTAGGTACGGAAAGGGGCAAAGTGTTAATCATAATTGACTCAATTTGCTTCAATTCGACTTCCGTTACATCTTTAGGAACACGTATTAAAAGTTCATCGTGGATAGTAGAATTTAAGGCAATATCTCTTCCCAACTTTTGTTGTTCCAAGCACCACTTATCCAACTCAATCATCACACGTTTTGTTTGAACACTTGATGATCCTTGAATAATGGCATTAGCTTTACATTGACGTTCGGCTCGACCATATGTACCCCAATCTTTTGTTTTAATATCGGGTAAACGTCTTTTTCTACCGTCCATCATTTCAACAAAACCACTCTTTTTACAGAACTTAATATTAGCATCCATCCAACTTTTAACGAACGTAAAGTTAGCGAAAAAGTCCTCTACAATTTGTTCTGCTTCCTTTTTTTCAATCCCTAAATTGCTGGCTAATGTAGGTGTTGCCATTCCGTATATTAACCCTAATACAACTACTTTTGCTTGCTTACGAGGTTTAGTATCATTCCCACATTGTTCAATAGGTAACTTAAATACTTTACTTGCAATCATTGAGTAAAAGTCTTTTCCTGTATGATAAATATCTAATAAAAAAGGGTCTTGTGTAAGGTGGGCTAACATTCTTAATTCCTGTCCACTAAAATCCGCCCCAACAATTAAACTATTTTCATCTACTCTAAACATATTTCTAGCAGGCTTACTTTGTTGTTGTAGGTTAGGATTACGGCTACTGAAACGTCCTGTGACTGTTCCCATTTGTGAAAAACTTCCGTGTAGTTTTCCATCGGGTTGAATCATGGTTGGTATCTGTCGAACGAATCCTGTTAGCTGTTTTGTTAAATCTTTAAATTCAATCAAATCTTTAATGATAGAGTAGTGGTTAAATTGTTTTAATTCCTTAGAAGCAGTTGATATAATAGTTTCACCAGTATATTTTGATAAAGCACCCATTAGTTGAATAGGTGACTTGAAATTAATATCTCCCAACTCTTTTTTTAAGTTAATCTCAAGTTCTTCTAAACGAGTTGTTAAATATTTTTCTTGTCTTGCAACCTCGTCCATATCAACATAAAAACCTTCTGCTTCCATTCTTTCTACAACACGGATCAGTGGTTGTTCAACCTCTGTATAATAGTTTAATAATTTAGGTTGATGCTCTAAATGCTTTTGTTGGAACTGGTAGAGCAGCCATGTGATATGAGTGTCTTTACAAGCGTAGTATCTAGCATATTTTAATGGAACTGTGTTAAATTTACAGTCCTTTCCAAACAATTCCGCAAACGTATCTGAAGGCATATTAGGAAAATATTTACTCACTACATTTTTCAAAGCATAACTCATTTCATTTTCATTTAAAATATGTTGGCGAATCATTGTATCATGCACTTTTCCATTAACTGTGAATCCGTGATTTCTAAAAATATGTAAATCAAATATTGCGTTATGAAAAACTTTTTCATTATTCATTGAAAGAACTTTCATAATACAGTTCTCTAATAAACTCTTCTCTGTAACTCCTAAAACTAATTCATCATGCCATAGCGGAATATACCAATGTTTATCTAAAGTTGGTGCGGTAAAACTCACTCCGACAAGCTTATCTTTATAAACTTGAACACCTGTTGTTTCACTATCTACTGCGATTATCGGTTCATTATAAAGGTCTTTAACCATCTCAAACCCTTGTTTAGATGTTGTAACTAAAATATAGTTAGCTGGTGTATTAGTAACCATCTCTTCTAACTTTTGTTCTCGTTGTGAGTCCTGTAATACACGGTATAGTCTTAACGCTTCTGCTTTACTAAACGACTTATTTTCATTACCTATTTCCCTACCAATTGTTCCGTCCTGCATGGCTTGAAATACTTCTTTTAATTTAACACGGTCTGCTTCACTATTTTTCATACCACGAATTTTAGTCCAAGCTTCCTCCATTGTTAGAATTGGTTTTTTACTTGCTTTTGCTTCTGTAATTTTTTTCATTTTCTCTTCATGTTTTGTTTCATTAACTTTTTCATTAAGGTTAAATAACATAAAAAATCCCTCCTATCTTGCTAGTGATTAGACAAGTGTTGAGGGATTCTTTGTAACATTATTTAATTAATTATTTTATTTAGAAACCTAATTGTTCTACTTCTTTTGCTAAATCTGATTTAGACGGCTCATACACCAACCCAACCGATGGCATAAAAATACCGTCTATTATAACTCCTTCTCCTCCATTTCTACCTTTACCAATTTTACATTTAAATTTTCCGTCTGCGGAATCCATTAAAAAAACATTTGTACTATCTTCAATTACGGCTTTTGTTTTCTTTATTTCGAACCGTTCTGGGACGTTAATTTCACGATTCCCCATATCGTCTGACTCTTCTTTTACTTCATCCGCTTGTGTAATTACGTGTAATACAACGTTAGAATGCCCAGCCAAAAACCTTAATTTTTTACTAGTATTTGCAACATCTCCACCTGTTGTTTTACTAGTATTTTTTTCGAAATCCATTAAGTAAATTGGGTCAATTATTACTACATCCGCTTTTGTTTGTAAAATATCACTTTCAAGCTGCTTGCAACCACGGTGGTAAAAATCTTCATCATCAACTGCACGTATTATAATTTCCCCCGGTATAATTCGATTAATGTTTCTTAAAAAGTCCATAAACTCTTCTTCATTATCCGTTAAATCACCTTTCAATAAACGGTTAACCTCATATCCTATAAATTCTTTTTTACCTTCAATTGTTGCACTCTGTAATCCCTGTTTAGCGGAAATATGAGAATAAATTCTACTAAGTATTTCAAACTTACTTTGCTCTAATGCCCATATCAAAACTGTTGCACCTTGCATAGCGGAAGAGGTGGCTTCAACCATTGTAGTAAGTGTTGACTTACCTCTACCCGGTCTACCTGCCCAACAATACATATTACCTGTTAAGTAATCGGGAATTGATGGAAAAGCACTCTTCCAAACCTTGAATGACTTCCCTTCTTTACGTTTCAAAAACTCTTCCTCATACCCTTTTGTATCTTTGGTTAAACTTGTTCCGACTTCCGTTCTGTAATCTGCTTGTTGAACAATTTCCTCTAAACCTTCTTGAATTAATTTAGTCCAATCAAAAACATTAATCTCACCAAAAGTTGAATTACCTTTCGTTATCATAAAGTCTCTAATACGTCTTTCTGTCACATCTGATTTTAACTGTTTTGCTAAATATTCATAAGTATCTTGTACATCATATCTCATTGTAAATTTATCTATTTCATACATTACGGTCTCCGCACTAGGCATTTGATTACGGTTCTCATAAGCATAATTTGAAATATATCTAAACACCTCTTTTTCAACATCTGTAGAGAAATCCTCCTCACAAATACGATGTTTTACAAGTGCATTATAATTATTTTCTTCTATTACTTTTGATAAAATACTTTCTCCAAAATACATAAAAACCCTCCATTCAATTTGCTAATTAATAAACAAGTTAAATGAAGGGTTTTGCTACATTATTTAATTAAAAATGTTCACTACAATAACCAACTTCGTCATCTTCCGTTAATTCTACACCACAAGTCATACAACGGGTACAAAAGAATTGAGTATTCTTTATATCTAATTCAGTTGCATTAAGTAGTTCAATTTTCCCGTTAATTCCAATATACCACATTGTTAAAACCTCCTTGTATTTTTTAACATTTCTTTAATCTCATTAATAAGTTGTTGATGATCCTTTTTTGACTTATAGTGATAATAAAAGCAATTACGATAATCTAAATTAGTAAATATTTCTTCGTTACAAGCATTTTTTAAATCATGGGATGAAAATATAAGTTCGTTATCACGGTTATACCAAGCATACATTATAGGATTTGAATAAGAATCTAAATTAGTTTTTATACCACCCGTTATCTTTACATTATCATCAAAAATGTGAAGCATATAATTGTCATAAAGTTTATACCTCATTAGTTAAACTCTCCTTGTATTCTTTTATTAAACGGTCTAAAACGGGTCTTGAAACACCCATCTCTTGACTCCATTTTCTTTTAGTAATATCACGGTTCAACCACTTACCATAAAAGAACTCAAATGTTGTAAATTTTTGCCAAGTTATTACTTCCTTTTTAAATGCACCTTTTTCTACCGCTATTTTAATACCTTCTGCTTGCCGTTCCCTTATAGCATCTCTTTCCATCTCACTTAGCCAACCCATCATAAAAATAATTGGTTCACTCATTTTACTGGAAAAGTCTATACCCTCTTTATCCGAAATTAATTTAATTCCCCTTGCATTAAGGTCATCAACTATTTTCAACAAGTCTCTTGAATTACGACTAATTCGACTTAAATCTTTTATAACAATGGTATCACCTTTATAAGCAGCTCTCATTAAAGTTTGAAACTCTGGTCTATTCAAATCTTTACCGCTAACTTTTTCACGAAAAACTTCTGTGCAATTATATTTCTCAATAATAACATCTTGTCGTTCATCATTTTGTTGAACACTTGAAACTCGTATATACGCAAAAACTCTACTCACCTTTTTCACCTCACTTATAGTAAGTATAAGCGAAAAGCAATTCAAGGTAAATAGAGTTCTTTTTACTTTTGGTAAATATTTAGTTTTACAGTAATTTAATTTACTTAAAGTTAACTTGTATCTTCAACTAAACTTTAATTTACACTTTCTTTAATACTTATTCTAAAATAGATAATTGATCCAACCACGTTTGTAAAAGTGGAACTAATTCTTTGACTTCATTTTTATGTAAAAGAACTGCTTCATTATCCATTTTATCTCTTATCACTACTTTAAATTGCGTAAATTCTACATAACAAAAATTCCCACACTTTGTTTTAAAATCCATCTAAACCAACTCCCTTACTTCACCCGTAAAATCAGAAAAAACTTTTATTAATTTTTTCATTTCATTTTTATCTAAAACAACTTCCTCACCGTTATTTTTATCTCTTAATAGAATTACTTTGCCGGTAAAACTTTGCACTTCTACCGTATCACTTAAATTAAATAACACCTTTCTCCACTCCTTCTTTTTCCCCTTCTTTTTCTTTTAACCAAAGTTCATAAAACTCTTTTGCAACCGCTAAAGCACATTTATAACAATATTTAGGAACACAAGTATTTCCCCATAATTTGACATCACTACAAACAGTACAAGTAAATTCTGTAACGGATTGTCCACCCCAACCACTAGGGCTTTCGGAATTTTGAATAAATAATGCCACTTGTTGTACCGAAAGATTTCGTTCGAAAAGTCTTGAAATCGTTGTATTTACCATTTTTCTTCCTCCTATAATTTTAATTAAACTTATCATTACTTTGTTAATAAATATTCAGCAAACTCTAATTCCTCATTTACAAATTCTTCACTTTTTCCTACATAGTATTTAAAAAGACTAGCACAATCCTCTTTATTTAAGCCTTCTATTTCAGTGTGAATTTCAACGATTTTATAAACCTTTTGTTCAAAAGTTAAGTTACTATAATTATTACTATCTGATATAAAAACCATAATTAGACCTCCGGTAAATCAATATACTCATAAATATTTTCTTTAATAGTTCTTGTCACAACCTTTTTATTTACAAATCCAACGTATTCAGTATTGTAATACCATTCTGAATAATAACTTCCAGTATAGCTGTAACAAAACTTTACAAAATTATCATAACATCTATAGTCGTTGCAAGGAGGTTCTTGTTCAACAACTCTAAAAATAGCTATTCCATATGAATATTTATCACCTTTATTAGGCTCTTCTTCCACATCGTATTCAGCTAGTTCAAACGTTCTACCATTGATATTAAAAGTATATCCTTCAACTTCTGAATAATGGATTTCAGTACCATAATTATGTATTTCTTTAATTTGTTTATCAAGTTCTTTTAAAATTTCTATATCTAAATATTTATTAAGTTTATCTAATTCTTGTTGTAATTTAGTATCCATTATTCTTCCTCTAACCATTCTGTTATTTTAGGTAATAACTCTTTTAATTCAATTTTACTTAGTATTATCTCCTCACCTGTTTGTAAATCTTCTAGTCTAATATATTCATGAAAATCATCATAAGTAAGTTTAATTGTATGATATTTAGTTAAAAATGTATTCAAAATCTATTCCTCCTGATTTTTATTACTCTATACTATCAAAAAATGGATAACGTTCATCTAATTCACTTACAATTAAGTCATCAAAATATTGTTCATCAATAAGTTTTTCATAAGCTTCCTCAATATTTAATAGCTCGTCATAACGTCTTAAAGATATTGTTATTTCAGATTCTTTAGGTTTAGTTCCATCACAATCTGGACACTCTTTGATATAACCGTTATCAAGTTCTTCTAGTTTATTATCTTCAACACAATATTCACAAATTGTGTTACCACACTTACAGTAGTATTGCTCGTATTCTGTATATGGATTGTTACAGATATCACATATAAATAAATCTAATCCCATGTTTAACTCTCCTTATTTTTATTAAATAATTACATACTATCCATGAACCAAAGAGTTTCAGATTCTGTAAACGCATCATAACCATTAACTAAATTTCTTAAATCATTCTGCCTAGTATAAACTTGACCAAGGTCTTTATCATTAGCTGTTTCTTTAATATATCTTATAATAATTTCATCTAAATCTTTTTTATATAATTGAAAATAAACATCGTATCTTAAATCATCTTGTGTTATTAAACCATTTTCAAGACCATATTCAAGAATTAAAGTATGTAATGTATAACTCTTTCTCCAATAAGCTATTTCGTTAGAAAGAATATAATCAAAACTTTTACCATCTTCTGATACAGCGTGTTTTGGTACTTGCTTAAAATACATATCTAATCCCATGTTTATTCCTCCTCGTTTAACTCTAAAGCCCAAACTTGAATATCCTTAGTAACCACAGTACTCCATGAGGTATGTTTTTCATACTTAGTAATGTGTTCGATATTTACGACAAAATATCTTATACCGTTTATAACTAAAGTTTCATCAATTCTTGGTAAATGTCTTACCCCAGTTACTTTAAATATTTCTTTAAAAACATAATCGTTATAACCAGTATAAGCCTTATCTTCTACAACTTTAACAGTATATCCCATTACCTTTTCCCCCTTTTGCTTGTTCCATCAAAATGAACTTCCACACAAAGATCCCTCACACGGTCATATAATCGTTTATCGTAAACTGCTTCTAATTCACTTAGCGGAAAGTTTGAAGTGTAAACTGAAGGTGATTGTTGTGTCACACGATGATTGATTAACGAGTGTAAATCACCTCGAAATCCCTCCGTTGCACCCCTTACACCAATATCATCAAACACAGTCATTGAAGCCTTTTTTGCCATTTTAATTCTATTATAATATTCCGAACTAGCTTCTTCTCTCACCGTTGAATCTGTACCAGGTCTATTAAATTGATTATATAAATCTTGTAATTCATTTACATCTAAAAAGTAAATTGGAATGTTTGGTAGGTCTCTTTCGTTCTTCCAAGCGGATAAACAATTATGTAAAGCAAACTCATTTAATATAGCACTTGCCGTAAAGGTCTTACCTGTACCTGTTTCTTCACTCCATAAATATAATGATTTAATACGTTGTTCTGGTGTTGCATACTCCGCACTATATCGGTAAAACGTGTTGATATAACTTTCAAATACCCTTTGATTAACCGTTAAGTCTTCTAAGAGATTATAACGATATTCCAAGGGTATTTTTGACGTTGCGGTAATTCCACCCTTTCCACTAATTCCATGGAACAACAAACATAATTGTGTTGGCATATGTGTTTCTAAATTGTCCTTACGGTATCTTTTACATATAATACAAGCCATTTCTCTCACCCTCTTTTAACCGTTTCTTTTAACTTTTATTAAAAATAATTAATCATATCATCTTCAGTCATAGAGTTATTGACTGTAATTTCATTAACTTTTTGATTTCTAAGTTTATATTGAATTTGTTCCAACACTTTTGTTCGCATAAACGTGAACATGAAATACCAGTTGCACGATGGATATTGAGAACTTGCTGGGTACTTTGAAACACTCTCTTCAATAAATAGTTTTACAACCTCTTTTCCGTACTCCTTGCACAAATTATTAATTTGAATATTTTCAATTTTAGGATTACCAAGAACTGGTTTTACACCAAACCGTTCGTAATTCAAGTGTTTTAAATATTCCTTAAATGTTGTGCTATTCCATTTTTCCAATGGCAAGTTCATGTGATCCTTATAATCAACTTTTTCTTTGGCCATTCTTCTCTCTCCTTATTACAACCGTTAATAAAACCTCTTTATATAAGTTTTTATTAATTGTTTTATATAAGTTTTTATTAACGGTTGTATTAAATTACCGAACAAGGTTCGGACGGCAAAGCCGTAATTGTTTTAATGTTTTTATTACTGTTTGTTTTAAAAGGTCTAATTAATAGACGTTAACTTTACCCCCATGTGCTACACGTTTTTGAAACTTTTTTAAAAAAACTTTTAATTTAATTATTTTTTGAAACTTTCTTTCAAATCTTGTTACATTTTACGGCTGCCTAACTGTCTATTAAGTGCCAAGTAAATAAGGCTAAATTAAATGAAAAAGTGAGGAGAACTTTTATGACAACTATTATTAAAAAAGGATTAATTGAAGAAACGGGTGGAAATACGGAAAGTGCATTACGTTCATTAAAAGAAAATGAATCAATCATTGTAGCGATTCCGTCAGTAAATGAATTTACGATTCAACAAACGGTATCTGTATATGATTCAGTAAATAATGTACCGGTTATTTTACCGTCAGTAGTAACAGATGTTAAAGATACTTTATATGACAAAGCTATCAAAAAATTATGGGATGAATTTGATTTAGCTAAAACAAACTTCGGACACCCATCAGATGAAACTAAACGTGTATTAAATAAAATCAATGCTTTAAAACGTCAAGATACAGTCTATTTTGGAATGACTGATATTACAACTGGTGAGCCAATGGTTCTATCAATGGGATTCAATCGTGATCCTAACCGTCAAAACAAAGCAGGTAACAATTTATTACAAGGTATTGTTAAAAATGAGAAGCGTTTATCACGTGTTCCATTAGAGTTAACGAAAGGTTCTAAAGGTGCATGGTCAGTAATTCCTGTTGATTTAGAAGATTTAACACCCGAACAATTAGCTAACTTTAAAGCTTCGGAAGAAATTTCTATTAAAGTTTACGAAACTTGTTTCTACCCTACTTCTCATGAAAAAGAAGTTGAAAATTTAAACAAGTTTGCGGAAGTTTACGGATTAGATTTACAGTCTTTAGGTATTGAAAAGGTTGTTCCACAAGTTGCAGAAGTTGCTCCACAAGTTGAAACAGACTCTAAAGAAAGCGGTGAGGGATATGGGTTTTAATACCCTTTCCCCTACTCGTTAGGAGGAATGATTATGAAACTTGATTTAGGGAAGAAGTCCGTTACCCAGCAAGTATATGCGGGAGATGTTATTGTCACTGAAGAAGACTCATATCTAGTTGGTATATCTAATTTAGAGTTCCATTTAATTAGTTTAACCTCATCTCACATATATGGTGGTTTTGAGTCGATTACAAAATTAGTGGAACATATTACTCTTGAGTTCTGTGAAGAAATTGAAGAAGTTATTGAATCAAAAACTATTGTATTATCACGTAACTAAAGGGGGTAATTGAATGTTTAAACGAATCAAGAATTTATTTAACCATCAATCTTTAAAAGATGAACTTACTGCGGTTAGGGTCTTACTTGAATTTTATAAAAGTGAAGCACTTCATTTCGAATCATTGTGTAGCGATATTGGTACGGAATTACATTTAGTTAATAAAGGTTTAGATGATTTAATCGAACAAGTAGAAGACCTTGAATGGGAACTAGACCAAAGCCGTACCGAAATTGAAGACCTTGAATCAGACCTCTCCGCATCACAAGATAGGTTAAATGAATTAGAGGATGATTACGAAAGATTACAACAAGATTATGATGAATTATTATACGAAACAGATTAAAAAGGAGGAAGGATTGATGAAAATGATTGCACTTGCTGGAATGATTGGTGCCGGTAAAAGCACTCTAGCACAGATTTTAGGGGAAGAATTGGATGCAATAGTTAAGTTTGAAAAGATACCCGATATTTTACATAAGTTTCAAGATGCTTCAAACGAAAAGGAAGCAATAGTTTATTTAACTCAAATGACTTTTATGAACCAGCGTATTAGAGCGTGGCGCGAATGTATTTTAGGTGAACATCAAGACAAGATTCACATACTAGACCGTTCCTTCTTTGAAGACCGTTTGTTTGCGGAAACAAAAAATAAATATAATCAAATTAGTGATTTACAGTTAGAAAGTTATATCGACACATGGGAAACTGCTTTTGATGAAATTAAATTGTTACCTAAAAAAATGCCCGATTTAACTATTTATTTACGTGCAAGTTGGGAACACATTGAGAAAAACATTATCGAACGTGGTCGTGACTTTGAAAATACCGAAGATGGAATGAGATGGAATAAAGATTTACATTCCGAGTATGACGACTTTATGTTTAATCGTTATTCACACGGTGAGGTGTTAATTATTGATGTTGACGGAATGGATTTCGAACACGATTTAGGCGACCGTACTAAAGTCATCAAACAAGTTTTAGATAAGTTGATTGAGATGAACATCGTTCAAGGGGTAGCAACACATGATGTTCTATTACCTCAAAGTGAACTAACACAAAGTGAACTACCTTTTTCACAATGGGCGGTAGGAAAAACCGTTAAGGTAACTGCTCCGTGGTTTGTAGAACAAGGAATTACAGAAGCCGTTGTGAATGAAGTTTTTAGGGCGCACAAACAAGGACCAGAAGGTGAATTAACTTTTATGTTAGATTGTAAAGTACCCGACCGTAAAAATGGTGTCGCATTATATGAAGGTCAATACGAGTTTTTAGACTAATGGCAAAGAAAAAGGAATCATTGGAATTTTATAAAGCTTATGAAATAACAGTCCCACACAATATTGAAATATTAGAGTTAATAAACAGACGTGAACGACAATTATTAGTACATTCTTGTATTTACTATCGTTTAGGAAACAACCTTATTTCCGACCACACTTTCGATGATTGGTGCAAGGAATTAGTTAAGCTTATTGCGGATAATCCACACGAGTTTTCATTAAGTCAGTATGCGGAAGATTTCAAAGGATTTGATGGTTCAAGTGGGTTTGATTTACCTTACAATGATCCTCGAATAGTTGGTATGGCTAGTTTTTTAATTGAATCAAAAAAGAGAAATCAATCAGAATTGAAAGGTGGAAATTAGAATGAAGAAGGAAGATTTAGCAGGGGTATATTTTATGGCAATAGTAGGATTAATAGTTTTTATCGCATTAATTTTTACGTTAGAAATTTTTATTATTAAATGGGTAGTAAGCTTTATTATTCCAATCACTTTAGTTCAAGCTGCCACAATTAACGTAATCCTAATTATCTTAGGAAATTGGATTAAAGGAATCATTCGAAAATAATTAGTTAATCAAAAACTGGAGGGAAAGAAAATGAAACAAATTACAAAAGCACAAAAGTTAGTTAACTGTGCATTAACAGTATTCGAAAGTGCTAAAGAAGAAGTCGTTAAAGCTAACTCTTTAGTACAAAATGCAATTGATTTTGAATTAGAAGAAATTCGTAAGCACAAGGATTCTATTAATGAATCACGTTATTTAATTGATAAACTATCGGCCAGTATCACGGATAAACATAAAATCATTTCATCTAACAATGAGTTAATTAAAAACTTAGAGCAATTTACTACAACTAAGAAAGATACTGAAGGTGAATAAAATTGATTAAATTATATGTTAAAAAACCTATTACGGTTAAAGCTTTTCAATGGAACGGTATTGATATAGATGAATCTAATTCATTCATTCAAGAACCTTATAGGCTTCACCCTCGTTCTAAAATAGTTTCTATCTTTACACCCGAAGGAACAATGGAAGCTTTACCTGGTGATTATATTATTCAAGGAATTGAGGGTGAATACTACCCTTGCAAAGAACACATTTTCAAACAACTTTATAAAGAAGTTAAATAAAAATTAAAGGAAATTAAGAGAACTTTAGGAGGAGAAAAGATGATTTCAATTTTATTAAACATTGTAGGAATTACATTAATTTTAGGGGTTGCTTATTTTATATCAACCGAAAAGAACAACATCTCGTGGAAAACAGTTGGTATTACGGGTGGATCATTAATCGCACTAGCATTTTTGATGATTAAAACACCATTATGGAAAGTTGTCGAGATGGTGGCAAATGGTTTTACATGGATTATTTATCAATCAAGTGAGGGAATTAATTTTGTTTTTGGTGGTGCGTTAAGTGAAGGTTGGATATTTTTCATAGGTGCGTTACTACCAATTGTTTTCATCTCCGCTTTAATTGGAATTATGGCACACACTGGTTTATTGAAAAAGTTTATTAGTGGTGTTGGAAAAACAGTTGCTAAAGCTTTAAATATTGATACAACCGTTGCAGTTAACACTGTTGGGAATTTATTTTTAGGTCAATCAGAATCATTATTCCTAACTAAAACACAATTACCAAAAGCTTCAAACAATGTTGTATTTGCAACGCTAGTAACTGGTATGGCAACAATTTCAGCTTCAATTATCGGAACATATGCAGGAATGGGTGCGGATATTAAATGGATTATCGCTTCAATGCCTTTACAGCTACTAGCAGCATTAACAGTGACTCAAATCATTGCACCAACACCTAAATCTACAACTGAAGAACTAGTGGAAGTAGAGGTTGAAACTAAGTCAAATTTAATTGAAACAATGATGGATTATGCTTTTAGTGGATTTCAATCAGTAATCGGAATTGCGGTTGCTCTAATGGTTTTCTTATCGTTGGTTGCATTTATTAATAACTTTATTGGGTTATTTTTACCTGGTGTTACTATTCAATCTGTATTAGGAATTGTGTTCACCCCTGTTGCATTATTGTTAGGTGTAACTGGTGAAGAAGTTGGAATTGTATCTCAATTAATTGCAACAAAACTTGTAACAAATGAAGCCGTGGCATTCGCTTCACCAAACTTTGCTATCTTAACAGAATCTACAAAAGCCGTTATGACAATTATTCTTTGTGGTTTTGCAGGTATCGGATCAATTGGTATTTTACTAGGTGGTTATTCTGCAATTGCTAAAAACAAAGTAAATACTGTTTCTAAATTAGGTGTTAAAGCACTATTAACGGCAACATTCGTAAACATTTTAACTGGTTTAATTGTTGCAATGGTAATCGCACTTTAAGTCTAAAAACTTAATAAAACAAGTCGCACGACCTTCTTATCGAACTGTCTAGTTATTAGCACAGAAATTTGATAAGGAGGTTTTTTTATGTGTGAAAGTAAACTAAAAGTATTTGAAGCATTTAGCGGATATGGTAGTCAATCCATTGCTTTACGAAATCTAGGTATACCGTATGAAGTAGTCGCTTATGCGGAAATTGATAAACACGCTATTGCAAGTTATGAAGCGATTCATCAAGGAAACGGTAGTGGTAAAAATTTAGGTGATATATCTAAAATTGACCCAAAAGATATTCCCGACCATGACTTATTTACATACAGTTTCCCTTGCCAGGATTTATCCGTTGCGGGTAATGGTAGAGGGTTTCATGAGGGTTCTGGGACACGTTCTTCATTACTTTGGGAATGTAAAAAAGTGATTGAAACTAAGAAGCCACAATATCTTTTACTAGAAAATGTGAAGAACCTTGTAAGTAAAAAGTTTAAACCAATGTTTGATGAATGGTTAGATTGGTTAGAAGAACAGGGTTATAACAATTACTATCAAGTTCTTAATGCGCGTGATTATGGAGTACCACAAAATCGTGAAAGAATATTTGTTGTAAGTATTTTGAAAGAGTATGATACCAAGGGTTATACGTTCCCCTCACCTATTCCGTTAGATTTACGTTTAAAGGATATTTTAGAAGAATCGGTTGAAGAAAAATATTATTTAAGTGAAGAAGTCATTGCAAAGTTAGTGGTGAATCGTAAAGGAAAAGCCGTTAAGGAAGTTGGTTTTATTAAGAAAAGTGAAACTGGTACTAAACATCAAAGCAACCTTGTGTATGATCCTGAAGGTGTAGCTAGAACTTTAACTGCTTGTGATTACAAATCACCCCTACAAATTGAATTAAAAAGTGATCCTAATGCTGGACCAACCGTTCAACGAAAGTTTGGAATTTATGATAAAGCAGGTGTTCGAAAACAAGCAGGGAGCGTGTATGAAAAAGAAGGTTTATCACCTGCTCTAGCTACTATGCAAGGTGGTTGGTCACAACCGTTAATAGAAGAATTTGAACAAGAAATTATTGAAAAAGGAATCATTATTGATGATACACAAGGGTTTGACGGAACAAGAATTTATACGGATTATTCCCCTACCCTTAGAGCAGCTAGAAGTGGTCTTAAAACAGTGGAATTAATAGATGTTGAACTACCTTGTATTGGTGCTAGTCGTGGTCGTATACCAAAAGGTGAAACAGAATATCAACAACAATTAGAGCTAAATAAAGAAGGTTTAACCAACACAATTACAACCGTTACTAAAGATAATTTAGTTATTGAAAGTGGTATTGCTATCAAGAATGCTACTAAACAAGGTTATCTAATTGCGGAAGACGGTGATGGAATTGATTGCTCTTATTTAAGTTCAAAAACTAAACGTGGAAGAGTACAAAAAGGTCTTGCCCAAACAATCACAACAGCTGACCATATCGGCGTTGTCGAACATGAATCAACTTACCGTATTAGAAAATTAACCCCTCGGGAATGTTGGCGGTTGATGGGTGTTCCCGACTCTGATTTTGATAAAGCATCTTCCGTAAATTCTAACACTCAATTATATAAACAAGCAGGTAATTCAATCGTGGTTCAAGTATTAGAGGGTATTTTTACCCAACTATTTCTAACTAAATAAAATTAATTTAATTATTTTCAAAAAACGTGTCGCACTTTCCTCCATTACTTTTGTCTACTTTTTAAGACAAATTTAATGGAGGTTTTTTTATGTCAAAAATCCTTGTTGGAAATCAGTTATTAGAAGTTGACCTAGTTAACGAACTTGAACCTTATTTCGAAAGTATTCCTTTTACAAAATGGACTGATGAAAAGTTAGTCTCAATCTCCCCTTTTCGAGAAGATCGTCACCCGAGTTTCTTTGTTAACCTTAGCGGTGATTTTGTCGGTACATGGGGTGACAGTGGTAGCTCTAACGATGAATGGAAATCGGGTAGTTTTGCTAAGTTACTTTCATTTTTCCGTGAAGAGTCGGTTGAAGAAACCATTCAATATTTACGTGAAAAATATGAGATTAAACCTTATGAAAAACGCCCTTTAAATCTTGACCTAACGATTAAGGAAAGGTTCATACCACTTGTGTTTGATGGTGGTGATTTCGCTTATGACTATCTCGAATCAAGAGGTATTTCAAGAGAAGTAATTGAAGCTTCTAGTGTTGCGGATTGTGGCGATAAGGTAGCTTTTCTTTGGTACAACCCTCGCAATGAACTTGTTGCTATAAAGTATCGCTTCAAAGATAAAAAAATGTTTTATTGTCAAACTGGTTCGCAACCGTTAAAGGAGCAGCTTTACAACATCCAACGTGTTTACAACAAGCAAAAGTTAGGTGAAACAGTTGAAGCAATTTGGATTACTGAAGGTGAAACAGATGCCTTAACGGTAGAGTCCGCTAACCCAAATTATGTGGGTGTTGCTATCGGTGGAGCATACTTTTCTCCTCAATTACGGGACCTTATTTTACGAACTGGTGTTAAGAAAATTGTTATCGCAACTGATAACGATACTCAAGGCTTAAAAATACACAGTCATATTAAATCTTTATTACAAGACAATGTTAAGTTATTTTCAGTTAATTTTTTAGGTGAGAAAGATGTTAACGATTACTTTCTATCCTATCAAAAAATTCCAGAAATTACAGAACACGCTAATACCAATATTTTTACCCACTAACACACAAGGTTGGTAAAAATTACCGTATTTACCATATGTGTTTGGCGGGTGTATAATCACCAACCTAATTTTACTAAATTTTAAGGAATTTTAAGGAGGATGTTAAGTATGTATAAAGTTAATACAATAAATTCACATATTATTAATACTGAAATTACACAGAACGTTGTCGCTAGTGAGGTTAGAGAAGACCTTATGACACGTTCTTTTTTTGTAGCACAAGCGATGGTTAAACCTATGAAAGCACGTTATTACAACATTGATATTACAGATTTAGAAGGAGAATTAGTTAAACAAGCGTTAGGATTAGTTGATGATTTCTTAAGAGTAGATAAACCAGATGAAGAGTTCGAAAAGTTTTGTGGCTATTGGTTAAAGAAACGTATGGCGGGTTTACCTATGTTCCGTAAACTAGATTTTGAAACAGATACTTTCACAACTCTTGTTACTAAATATGAGGGATTTCATGGTCGTGATTTAACATTTGAAGAAACGTTTGTAGAAGGTAGCACTACGTTTGATGATTCTATTGAATCGCAAATTATGATAACTGATTTCTTTGCTACCCTGCCGGAACAACCTCGTCAAATTTTAATATTAAAAGGTGAAGGTTTTAATGATATTGAGATAGCAAAAATTCTTAATATTAGCCGTCAAACAGTTCTGCGTAAAAAGAAAGAATGTATAAAATTAGCGGAAAGTTTTGGCTTACATGAGCTTATTAAATAATTTTAAAATAAATGTTGAATTATCTTAAATTACAGTATTTACCTTTCTATATATATGTGCTAAACTACTTTATAATAAATATTATTATATTAACTGGTTTAACTACATAATTCTTATACAAAAAAGAGTTAAGATAACGGTTAATAAAAACCATTGTCCTAACTCTTTTTTGTATATTTTATTTAAAAAAACTATGTCCACCTATACTAGTAGTTTGAGTTCTTGTATTAAAGAATGTTGAATTACCTATTGCAGGATTATAAAAGAATATTGCACCCCAAGTAATATCAGTTCCGTACAACGCGCTAGTTACGGCAGCTAGATTACTTTCGGTTATAGGATAAGAACTTATTGCATGAGCATTATCAAACTGTCGTGGTTGTTGAATCACTTCTGTTACCGTATTAGGAAATTCATTATGATTAATTCTATTTAATACAACGTGAACAACGGCTTCTTTACCTTGTTGTGACTCACCGTTAGCTTCACTATATACTAATTGTGCTAAATAATTAATTTCAGATTGAGACAAATTATAAGAAGATATAGGTGCTTCAACTACTGGTTCAATTACTTCTTCAACTTCAATAATCTCAACTTGTTCAACTTCTTGTTCAACTATTTCTTGTTCAATGGTTTCTTCAATTGGTTCTTCAATCTCTTCTTCAACTTCCTCTACCTCTTCTGGTAAGATGATATTAAAATTTCTACTAAAGATTTCATTACTTGTATTAATTACACCCATCTCATGCAAATCCCCCAAACAGATTTCTTGTGAAATTGGTGTGCAACTGGCTTCACCTTCTATTGAAGATATTAATGGTAAAAACATTTAATCATTCCTTTCATATTTTATCTGTCTGATTGACCTACTTACTAGACATCGCTATATTGTATTTATGCTACATTTAATAAAGCGCTTTACTTTTAAGTTATTTATGTGATATATTTTAATTAGAAATATTCGTATCAGTAACGGTACGTGGATAGAAATAAATATTAAATGAGTTTTAGTTAAATAAAAAAGAGATATTACCTTAATTGGTAGTACCTCTTTTTTGTTATGCTTATTTAATTCGTAACACTTGCCCCGGTTGCAATACGATTGAATTAAGGTTATTTAATGCAATGATATTATCAACTGTTGTGTTATAAATTTGTGAGATTCCCCATAAAGTTTGACCAACTACGACTACGTGATTATTACCGTTTACTACAAGTCTTTGCCCAATTTGTAATAAATCTGTTTTAAGATTATTCCAAGCTCTAAGGTCATTAACACTTACTTTATTAGCGGTTGCAATACCCCAAAGTGTATCACCCGATTTAACAGTATACATACCATTTGACGGAACTGTTGGAGGTGTTGGTACGGCTTTTTTAGTTAACTTTAAGTATGAAATTACACTTTCAGCAACTGCTTTAGCATAAGCTTTTTGACCACTTTCTCTTGTAATAATTGCATGATCCGTACGGTTATCCATAAACCCACCTTCGCATAATACTGCGGTAGCTTTACAATTTAAAACACCTAAAGCCATTGTTTTAGTTCCACGATTTCGTAAACCTGTTTCACTAGCTAGACGTGGTGCAATAAGTGAAGCAACAGTTCTATCGGCAGCTGTACCTTGAGTATGTGTAAATACTTCAGTTCCAGTTGCAGTACCCCATGTTCCAAGGTGTGCATTATGGTGAATTGAGATAAATAAATCTGGTGCAAAAGCATTACAACGTCTTACACGTTCCGCTAATGTAACATCAACTTTTCCAGTAATATCGTGTGATAATTGAATCGTAACATTGTAATCTTTAAGATATTCTACAATGAAATTTACCACATTTCTATTAAGTGTAAATTCACGGATTCCATCGGGTGTTCGTTTACCACTTGTATTTAAACCGTGTCCTGCATCTAACATTAATTTCTTTGTCATATAAATTTCCTCTTTTCTTTTTTGGCAAGTTTTTAATGCCTATTTGATATACAAGTTAGGTAAAAAGTAACATTACTTTTTCTTTAACTTATTTAATTTTTCCTTGCTAATAAGACCAGTTGGTAAAGGAATCCCAATAGCAACCGTGTTTTCGTAAACGGATAATCCGTAATTTAAAATATAAAAAGTGATAATACTGTCTGCCATAACGCTATGTCCAATTAACGATAAGAACGGATAAATTATTAATACCAAACATACAACATAAGCGTGTTTTACTAAACCTTTCATTCCAATACTTGAATCAGCAACTCCTGTAATAAAAGCCCTTACATAACCAGTTATAAAATCTAAAACAACCATTCCTAAAAATGCGTATACCCATAAGTTTTGTGTAAGTAATTTGAATTGTTCTACTAAATCTAAGACATTAATTTCCACTATTATTTCCCCTTTTTCGTACATAAAAGGTAGTTCAACATTTGTCGGACTACTTATTTCTATTCACTTTTTATATCACTTAATTTTGACTCAATATTAGCTAAACGTTGTTCGAAAGTTTTAACCTCATCCTTTAATCTATCATTCTCTTCTTGTACTAATTGGTTGGCGGAATTTACTCCTACCCAAGTTATCCCCCCTGGATCGGTACTTCTTTCTTCTAGTAATCCAACCACTACTGGACGGTCTTGTTGAATAGTCTTAACTCTAATAGTAGTTGGTGTACAGTACTGCCATCTTCGTACCCATAACTCTCTAACATCGCCTACCAATCTATGACCATATTCCAGTCGTCTTGAGGTAGGTAATTGTGTATTTGTAGCATGAACTATGGAGTTATGGCGTATATTGAAGTTTACCAAATCCATCCCAAACAAAGCTTGACCAAAGTCACTTACTCCACTAAATTCTAGTAAAACTCCACCACTTCTTCCACCAACCGTATCTCCTGTAATTGTAGCAATTTTGACCCAACGAGTAGTATCACCCATTGAAGCTAGTACGATTGAATGCGCTCTATACTCGTCACTATGACCCGTAAATAACCCTATTGTGACTTCTTCTCGCCAACCCGTCCAAACACCACCACTCCAAGCACGACCTGCTATAAAAGGGGTACCAGCATCTGCATCAGTTGCACGATTCATTACTAAAAGATATTGAGCATTATTAGTTCTAGTTAGCACTCCTCCGAATGGTTGATTTGACCAAGGCGCACCAGTGATACCTGAATTTGCTCTAACTTTAATTGATCCACCTAACGGTATATCTAAAGTAGTTGGATTAAGTGTGTTGTAATTAGTTATTTCATATACTTCATTTAAACGTTCATCTAAACCTGTAACATTAGCAATTGTATGATTATGAGTTACATTAGCTTTTCTGCTTAATTCAGTATCTAAACCTACAACACCATCAACATGAGTTTGAATAAATACTTCCTCATTACCGTTACCTAAATTTGCTTGTAATCCTACTATTGGTTTACTCATTTATATCAACACCTTTCTATAAAATAAAACTTACATTTAAATATGTTCTACGGTTCGGTGTCCCCATATATCGCATAACACCCTCACCATTAATCCTTAAATAAGCTGGTTCTGCCGATAAGGCATTATCTGTTGGAGATGCTGCTATTGATAAAAACATAAGCCCCCCGTTTCTAAAAAACCCCGAGGGTAGTTGTCCAAAATCGTAAGAAGATGTTCCAGAAGGGTGTTCAAGAACCCCTACAATATAAACGACATCACCAACTCTCCTGCACTGCACCGCTTCGTGTACGTGTGCAACAAATGGATTACCTACAAAAATTTCGGGGTTTTGCCAACCACTATCAGTAACTTTAACCCCATTTAACTTTGCATCTAGCCCTACTACACCGTCTGCATGAGCTTCTATATAAACCTTTTCACCATTCGCTTCTAACGATACAATATCTACACCAGTTTCAGCATAGTCAGTAACATTACCATCTATATATTCTTGAATTAACTCTTCTAATCCTTCAATATCTTCCGCATTAACTTCATTATACGTTTGTAAATTAATACCATCCTTTTGTTCAACGGTTAAAGTAACATCGACTTGATCCGTATTAATAACTTTAACTGTTTCATTAAATGTCTCTTTACTCATTTACTTCAACCTTCCCTTCAGTTACTTCTTCAATTACCTCTTTTTCTAATTCTTTTGTTTTAGCAAACTCTTGAAACTCTTGTGAAGAGATGCCTAATTTTTGTAGAGCAAACTCTTGAAATAATCTCATTTGTTTAATCTCTTTTGCCTGTAATTCTATTTCACGAGTTTGTCTTTCAATCGTTTCTTCAAGATAATAATGGCACTCATATACATCCATTTCTTCACCAGTTTGTTTATTTATAGGTGCTTGAAAGCTAGTAGTTGTAGGTACATTTAGCCAAGGTTGCCAGTTCCCTTGAACATAATGACGTATTGCAAGTGACCGAGTAGAACTTGATACTGGGTAACCAATTAACATACCTTGATTGCTACCCCATTTCATCAAAAAGCAATGCTGACTAACTGCTCCATTAATACCATTAGTCCCCGTTGTATCACTCCAAAGAAAGCCACCACCACCTGCTGGTACTTTATTAAAAACAGTCCCCATATTGTTCCATGCCGTTACTTTTGAATCATCACCATTAAGCCAATTTACGTGTCCAGTTGTGTCGGATACTCTACGCCAAGGTCTCCAAGAAGTACCATCATTTCCATCTGCCCACACCCTAAAAGAAATTTCACCACTACTTCCAAAGTTGAATTGAACGGTTCTCCAACTATCGTGCATCATTGTAAGTATACTACCTGCTTCATGTGGGAAACCCGATCCTGATGTTACTGAAAAATAAGATAATCCAGGTGGGTAAGTAGAAAATCTGTCACTAGGTGTTCTAAAATTACCTGTAAATATGTTTGAAACTGGTGTTTCCCAAAGGTTAAAATCAAAGCCAAGATTTCTAAAAAATGTTTTAGGTAATCCGTTTGCGATTGCTTGTAACGTTACTGTACCTTGATTAGATTTTAACTTGTTAACCGTACCGATTGCTGAACCTTCTGTAACCCCCCCAGGCATACCACTCATATTTGCTACACT